AACAAATGTACTTCCTATAACTGCATTTCCTATTCCTGTAAACCCACTAGATAAATAACCTTCAACCATAAATCCGTCTTCTATAGCTGAGAATCCTACTCCTGCTAAATTACCTCCCCCATTCGCATACCAATCTTCTATAACAAAACTAACCTCTATAGCAGCAGCTCCAATCCCATAATTATTGCCCCCTATACCACTTACTCTTTTAACAAAAGGCTTTATTGGTGCTTGACAGTCTTGCCCATTATTTTCATGAAAAGCCCCAAAGGCGTTTTTCTGGTGTCTAGTAGGATCTAGATAATCCCCATATATTTCTATGGTTCCATTAGTCCCCCTTTCTAATCTTTCACTTGTTTTACTAGAAGTCGTAAAAAGTAAATTGTTATCACTAACAACATAACTACCAGGTTCCCATCTACCTACAGAAGCAGAATAACCTCCACGAGACATTGGAAATTTATCATATCCAAAACCTCTTCTAGTTTGTTGAGAAGAAGTTGCAAATGAATATAATATACTTCCTGAATAATAAGTGCCTATTTGAGCCCAAAGGGTTTGGTGTGAGCCTGTAGTCATTGTTTGAGCGTCACTTCTAATAGGAACTTCTCTTGCAAATTTATTTCTTTCAAGATAGGTTGGTTCTATCAATAAACCTGTTTTTGTATTGGCTTTAAAAGGAACAAATTGTTCTACTAATTTAAATAAAGTATGATCGAATTGTTGTATTATTTTAATATAATCCCAATAATCATATTTATCTCTAAGTTTTTTAGTATAATGTTCTCTAATATTTTTTAAATCTTCATAAACAGAAGCTGTTTGGGCTGAAGGTAAAGGATTACCTATATAATCATCTAATCTAAAAGGTCCTAAAGAATATAATATATCTTCATTCATTTCAAATGTTGGTGAAAAATGAATTCCTAAATCTTCATAATCAGGGGGTTGTCTGTCTAATGTTGAAGTTTCTGATTTTTTATCTACAGATAGTATATTATCTGAAGCTATAGTCCCATCATCTATTCTAACTTTTTCACTTGTCATTGAAGCCCCTACTGTATCCGGGGTAGGTAAGTGGTGGGTTTCTGTTATTTCTTCCCATGATTGAGAGCCTGTTCCATTTGTTGTATTTACTGGTATTTGGCTTACAACCCCCATTACTTTGTAGTCTTCTATTATAAATCCATTCTCAATAGGAGAACCAGGAATATATCCCCCAGCATGATGCCAACCACAATAATTTCCACTTTCAATTTCAGGAGCATCAAAAGCTTCTCCTACAGTGCTTACCCAAGGACATCCTTGACCAATCCCTGCATATTCTAGATAGTTTACATCTATATTAGGATGAAAGCTTGAACTATCTTGTTTATCATTAGACCCTAAAGGTAATCTTAAAACTAAATGTTCATATGAAGAAGAAGGTGTATTACCCCCATACATAAAAGGATCAAGAGCATGTTTTTTTAAAGTACTATGAGATAATAATTCACCAAAATAAACTCTAATTTCCTGCATTGATCCAGAAAAATCATAACTAGTACTTGATTGGTTTGGATTACCACCAAAGAATAGAGAATGTCCTCCTCCATGATTTTTACTCCCATACCAGGGATCTCCAAGAGATGCCTGTCTATCTAAAGGAGTTATTGAAAATGAATTTGTAACTGCAGTAACATGTTTTAGCCAGTTTGACTGATAAGCACCAAATATTAAATCTGAATTTGCTCCTTCACTTCCTGATGTTCCTACAAACATATTCCAATAATCCCCATTATATACAGGGAAGTATTCTGTAGTAGCTGATTTATTTATTCCTTGGCCTAAAACAAGTTTTAATCTTCCATATTGAGAAGCGTCTCCTGACGAAGATACATCAGTACTTGTATAGGGTTCAACGAATAAATCTAAATTATATATAAAACCATTACTTGACGATAAGTGAAAAACAATTTGTGATGTCTCGGCAACTTCTCTTTCTGGTTTTACTCTAACTTCTATAGTTTTTGCTGATGAACTCATGGCATCTGTTCTAGAAGAAGACCAAGGTGTTTTTATAAAAAAACCACCATTTCTTGATCCAGCTCCAGTTGCTGTATGTCCTTTTAAACTTATACTAGATTTATCATAACTAAATGTTTTATAAGTATCAGAAATATCTAAGTCTTTTAAAGGACCACTTGCAAGAGTATTTCCCCCATATTCCTTTACATGTAAAATAGTTGAGGGGACTCCATAACAATTCATTAATGCACGTAAACCTCTTTCTGTTCCTTTGGTTTTTAAAAGGTAAGGAGCATTGTTATATAATCGTTTCCAAATTTCTCTTGTTATATCTCCTTTAGGTATAGACCCATCATTTGAAGCTGTAACATATGTTGTGGTTCCAAAAGGAGCATTATAAAAGTGGTTACTTAATCCTCCTACAATATAATCACCTATCACTAAATTTCCTATTGTATGGTCTTGTAAACCTTCTCCTAAAATATATTCTATTAAATTAGAATTTTCAAATTGATCAAAAGTATCTATTCCTAAACTCTTTAACTGATAATAAACTAATTCTTTTGAAATACCAAATTTATGATCTAAATTATTTATTTCAGATATATGTTTTATGTGGTTCCATACTAAGTCAAAATGTTGACCTATCATGCTTACAAATTTAATGTATATGTCGTTGTTTGGGTTATCTAATATATGTTGTGGTATTAGTTTAATTAGATTATTTTCATTTTGTCTATCATAAAGAGAAGCTGATAGTAGTTGTCCCTTATAATCAGGGATAGATCCACTTCCGTCTCCCAACCAATCTATAGCTTGTGATGAGGATATTGAATATAATTCAAAGGGGGAGGTTGCATTAGATTTAGGCCAAGCATATGAGTTAGAGCCTGTTGTATAGTATAAGAATTGTTCATATCCATCAAAGCCCTTTATTAAATCTTGCTTTTTATTTGTGATTTTTTCTTTAGCATTTATAAATGTATTAGAACTTGTTAAAGAACTTGTAATAGTAGTTATATTCTTTAATTCAACATCATAAGACTCAATTAATTTTAATTTATATTTAAAGTTTCTAAGACGTTCTTCCGCACTGCTGAAATGTACAAAATTTTCAAAATGATAGGGCACATCTATTCCTTCCATACTTGAAGATACTCCTCTTACAAAATCATAAGATATGTTTAGCATATCAGGATTCTCTAATTTATTTAATAAATGGTCATAAGAGGAAGAAGCATTAAATTTTAGTATTTCATTATAATTTCTAAATTTAGAGGGGATAGAAGAATGTATTCTAGTGTCTATCTGGAAATTAGGACCTCTTAATTCAATAAAATTATCTTGCACATCAGGGCCCCCTAAATTTACTTGTATAGATATAGGGTCTGTTAGTTCTTCAACTATTTTAAATGTTTGGTTTTTTTGGATAGATGAGGGTAGAGGTTTTGATGTTTTTAATATCAATTCATGTTTTAAAGGGTCTTTATCTAATATTAAGTTAACACCGGGTATTACTTTCCCCCCACCAAAATTTAATACAAATTCTTTAAAATATGCTGCACTTTCTAGTTCCAACATAAAAGACAAAATACTTTCATCAAAAAATTTATTATCAACATTTTCAGTTATAGATCTTATCTCCTTACGAGAAGTAGAAATTTCTTTAACTAAAAAAGGAAAATATGAAGAATCAAATATTTTATTTCTATGAACATGAATTTCTATTTCATAATTCCCTGAAATATATTTCCTATCTAAAAGTATTTTTTCAGGATCAATTTGTATAAAATCTGAAAGTTGACTTCCTTCACTAGTAGTATAGTCTTGAAAATTAGGTTCCGAATAAATGAGTTGTTTCTGCCTGTTATAGATATGTAATTCTACATAGTCTTCTTTTCTACCAAAAGATTTTTTTATATCTTTAGAGGGGATTTCTATTATAGTTAAAGAATCATTATAATCAAAGAGTTCAGCTGAAGGTATTGTAGTCTGATCTTTTGTTGTATCTGTTAAAGCTAGTTGCCCAGGTACAGATACAGGACGTTGTTGACCCACAATATATGAAACAGAAGAAGCGTCTCCTGATGGAGTTTCTTGAGGACTAACTGTATGTGATGTTTTGGAAGGTACACCACTTATCTGTCCTGTATTCATATAATCTGAGTTGTATTTTACCATTGTTAGTTTCTTTCTATGTTTACATTAGCAGCAGCAATAACTGTTGGTGTATTGTTATAAGTATTAATAGCATGATTAGAGTCGAATATATCTTGCTCTGTTTTTATGGGTTTTCCTTTTTTTATGTCATTTATTACATCTTCATCCACTCCTATTATAAAACCCTTAATAGGAATAAATGTTTTTTTTCTAAATTCTTTTATTTTGTTTAGTAAAGATTCATTACTATTATCCCCTCCTTCGCCTAATATGGGTCTTAATATACCTGATTGCATATAATACATATCTATTTCATTAAGAAATTCCCATTCTAATTCTGGGTTAGGACTTATAACAGACCCATTAGGTATTATAGGGTGGTGTTTTTCAATACCATCTATATCTCTTTGAATTTCTGATAATTGTTTTTCTAGTCCTTTTTTTGTAATCGTTCTAGGATTAATCCATTCTTTTAAATATTTTAAGCTTTGGGTTCTAAAATATTTATGTGTTGATTTTAGAATTTTATAAAAATTAGTGCTGTATAGTTCAAAGAATTCTTGAATGTTTCTCTTTCTAGGTAGAAATTCAGTAAATTCTTTATCTAATACTTCTCTTGCTTTCTTAGATTCATATACTGTTTTTTTAAAATTATATCTTTTAACTGCCATATTTTAGAAGTCTGTTGTTTGAATATCTAATACAGAACTCATGTCACCCAATCCAAAGTTATTATTTCCTTTACTTCCTACTAAATCATCATCATTATCTTTTGGATTAAAATTATAAATAGGTTCTGGGGGTTGAAGGTTGTTGTGGTTATCTAACATCCATCCTTTTAATTCGTCATTAAACCCTCCTTCTGTCCATACCTCACTATACATATT